TGTGTTCTAGGTCTTTGTCTAATTCTTTTGTGTTTTCAAAATTATCATCTTGTAAACAAGCAATAGAAATACTTGCTTCTTTAACTGCTTTGTATGTTTCGTTTTTTCTTACAAAATAAGAAAAATCGTCTCTTATATTTGGTTTACTCATTATTTCCCCCTTTGTGTTGGTTTACCATTAGGAAAGGTTAAAGCGGTGCTGAACGCTTGCCAGTCCTCTGGTGTCATTATTTGCTCTACTTTGTGAATAGGCGTGTTATCTTTTAGGCCGTACTTCTTGCGCAGCTGTCCTATGATGCTTTTATATTTAGATCTTGATTTGTTAGTCATTGGTTATACCTCGCCTTCTAAAAACATATAACAAACGTCAAAAGATGCTGTATTTTCAAGCACGGGAACAGATGCACCATCAAACCAATCCATATAATGATATTCAATATAATCAATATCTAATGAATCTTCTATGGTATATATTCTGAACTCGTCAGATGGTCCGCCCCAAGAAAGCTGTAATCTGTAATATCCTTTATCTTGACCTTCAAAAGTTTCCGCCTCTACATAACCCCAAGATAACGCGGTACTATTTACATAGTCATATAAATCGTCAACCTCATTATATGTTTTTTCTATTTCGTTGAATTTATCTTGCACTAAGTCAGCGCATCTAAGTTCTCGTTGTGTATTATTCATAATTTACTTCTCCAAAGTATCAAAGCTTAATTGCCTTGTAATACCCATTATATACATTTACACCCAATAAGCAACACTTTATAGTTAAAAAAGTGCAATTAATTACCTAAAAGGCATAAATAAAAGGTTTATAAGCTATAATTAATCGGAATATGGAAGTAAAAACACCAAAAAAAAGAGGACGCAAACCAATCAATATAGATCCAGATAGAGTGGAGCATTTAGCTTCGCAAGGGTTGGGCGTGATGGATATTTGTAGGTCTTTGGGCGTTGGTTGGGATACATTCAACAAATATAGAGAAAAGAAAAACTCGGGAATCTCGGACGCTTTGGATAGAGGAAAAAGTAAAGGCCTGGCATTTGTCACATCTAAACTAATGGAAACAATAGAGGACAAGAATTTTAATGCTATCTCTTTCTATCTCCGCAACCGCGCTCCCGATCAATGGGCAGATAAAAGCGAAGTCAATCACAATTTAGATCTTAAAGGCGTACTCACGGACGCAAGAGAGCGCATAAACATAATAGATCACGCGCCAGCGCACGCGCTGCCTAAACGAAAGCGCGCTGCGACAGTAAGCGACAGCGAGGGCGCGGATGAATAACAAGGGATTAAGTGCGAGCAATAGTTTTTATGCTCCCTTTTTAACTAATGCTAGATACTCTCTCAATGTCGCATTTAGTCCCTTACCTATGCACCATAAACTGATAGTGAACACTTACTAACATAATGATAGTTAGTACTTACTATCGTTTAGACCCCCCAGCTTGCGCTAGCGAGCGGGGTAGTGTACGTGGAACTACTGAACTAAAATTTTTTAATTTTTTTTAATATGAAATACGGCGTAAAACTAGAAAAGGAATTGATGACCGAACTATGGTCAGGACCAATCAAAGACAACCCAGTAAACTTTGTTAAGTATGTGTTCCCATGGGGACAGAAAGACACCCCCCTTGAAGATTTCAAAGGACCAAGAAAGTGGCAGGAAAAAATTTTACGAGAAATGGCAATACACATTGAGCGAAACAATGTATTAGATTTACCAGAGATGTTTAGACTAGCCGTAGCATCAGGTCGTGGTATTGGTAAGTCCGCACTTGTCGCATGGATCATAATATGGATGTTATCTACTAGACTTGGTTCTACCATAATCGTAACTGCTAACACCGAGCAACAGCTTCGTTCAAGAACATGGGCTGAACTTGGTAAGTGGCTAACACTATCTATTAACTCTCATTGGTTTACCAAAACAGCAACCACGATTAAACCAGCACAATGGTTTGAAGATGCGCTAATAAACGACCTCAAGATTGACACTGGTTATTATTATGCCCAGGCACAGTTATGGAGTGAGGAAAACCCAGATGCGTTTGCAGGCATCCATTCATCATACGGCGTATGCTTGATAATGGATGAAGCATCAGGTATTCCTTCTCCTATTTACTCGGTCAGCGAGGGGTTCTTCTCCGAACCCACGCGCGACCGCTATTGGTTTACTTTCTCCAACCCGCGCCGAAACACTGGGCCATTCTACGACAGCTTTAACTCTAAGCAATCCTTCTGGAAGAACGAGCAGATTGACTCGCGCACGGTAGAAGGCACCGACCAAAAGCTCTTTCAAACGATGATTGAGCAATACGGCGAGGATTCCACAGTCGCGCGCGTGGAGGTGATGGGCGAGTTTCCATCCGCGGATGACGATACTGTCATACCAATGGGATTGGTCAAGGCGGCTATAGATAGGGATGTCTCTCTTACAGCTAACGCACCGATAATATGGGGATTGGATGTCGCTAGATTTGGCGGTGATAACTCCGCGCTATGTATACGACAAGGAAACCATGTGATGAGTATTAAGTCGTTTAAGTCTATGGACTTGATGCAGTTATGTGGTGTGATTAAGAATCAATATGATGAGTGTACTGCGATAGAAAAACCGCAGGAAATATTGATTGATGTCATTGGTTTGGGCGCAGGCGTGGTGGATAGACTGGCGGAGCAAAACTTACCTGTGCGCGGAGTCAATGTGGCGGAAGCGCCAGCGACCAAGAAAAATTATTTAAACCTACGCGCTGAATTATGGTTTGCGATTAAAGACTGGTTGGTGCAAAGAGATTGCAGGATTCCGCAGGACGATGAGTTGGTTGCAGAACTAGCATCGCCTTTGTATAAATATACGTCTACAGGTAAAATCAAGATTGAGAGTAAGGATGAAATGCGTAAGCGTGGAATTAAGTCTCCAGACAAGGCGGATGCGCTCGCGCTGACGATGGCATCCTCTGCTGCAAGTTTTGGTGGAAGCACTAGCTTTTTAGGTTATAATTTCAGACAACCTCTTAAATCAAAAATAATCAGAGTAGGATAAAGTATGGCAAAGAAGTACAACGAAGAAGAAATTAAAGCAGTCGTCCAAGAAGAAACAGATATGATTGATCTTGTAGGCGTGATTAAGTCCGAGATGGATGATGCTAAAGACTTCATACACCAAGTAGGCGCAGAAAGAGCTGAATCAACAGAATATTACCTTGGTACTGAACCAGAAGGTACTAGCTCTATGCAGTCAGAGTTTGTTTCTACAGATGTGCGTGATAGCGTACTTTTTATGTTGCCGTCTATCATGCGTACTTTCTTTGGCACTAAAAAGATTGTTGAATTTGTACCTAAAGGACCAGAGGATATTCAGTTAGCAGAACAACAAACAGATTATATTAACTATTTGATTAGAGAAAAGAATCCTGGTTTCCAAGTTTTGTATGACGTTTTTAAAGATGCTCTAGTAAGAAAGACTGGTTTTGTAAAAGTCTTTTGGGATGATTCAGTCAACGCTACTACGCACGAATATACAGACATAGACCCACAATCCTACCAAGCATTAATCCTTGATAAGAACGTAGAGGTAATAGAAGAATCAGTTACCAACGAAACAATCATAACCATGGACCCAGTAAGCGGTGAAGAAATAGTACAAGAAATACCAGCAAGTTATGACCTAACTATTAGAAGATTAAAACCAAAAGACCAAGTATGTATTGAGTCTGTACCACCAGAAGAAATACTTATATCAAGACACGCGCGCGATATAGACACAGCTTCTTACGTTGCGCACAGAATGATTAAGTCAGTCTCCGACTTAGTATCTATGGGATATGACCAAGAAGAGATAGAGCAATACGCAGGTTATGGCGGCAGCGCGCTTGACCCAGAAAGCTACGAAGAACAAGAAGCAAGAAATCCGTTTGACAACATGGTATACCCAGATAGAAACGATGCAGGCGGTAAAGACGTTTTATACGTTGAGCATTACTTATACTATGACTTTGATGGTGATGGTATTGATGAGCGAATCAGAGTTTGCACAGCAGGTAATGGCTTAGAAGTTTTAAACGTAGAGCCGTGGGATGAACTACCAATATGTATGTTCTGTCCTGACCCAGAGCCACACACAGCAATAGGATCTTGTCCTGCTGATTATCTAAAACCAATCCAAGCGGCTAAGTCACAAATTATGCGTGATACTTTGGATTCACTAGGACATTCAATCTTCCCAAGAATGGGAGTCGTTGAGGGTCAAGTCAACATAGACGATGTACTTAATACAGATATTGGTCAGCCAATAAGAATGAGAGCGCCAGGAATGGTACAACCATTTGCTGTACCTTTTGTTGGTAAAGAAGCTTTCCCAGTCCTAGGATATTTAGACGAATCAAAAGAAAACAGAACAGGCGTATCTAAAGCAAGTGCAGGACTCAACGCAGAAGCATTACAATCTACAACTTCCGCAGCTGTAACTGCTACTATGAGTGGTGCGCAAGGTAGAGTAGAGCTTATATGCAGACATTTTGCTGAAGGCGGTCTAAAAGCCATGTTTAAAACAGTCAATAACTTGGTAATCAAGCACCAAAATGCACAAGATGTCTTTAGATTAAACGGTAAATTTATACCTGTAGACCCAAGATATTGGGATTCAGACAAAGATATGGTGGTAAATGTAGCTATATCTAAGTCATCAGACGAAGAAAAGTTCCAAGTCTTAACTCAAGTCGCAGGAAAACAAGAACAAATATTGCAATTACTAGGGCCACAGAATCCTCTAGTGTCAATGCAACAATATGCTAACACCCTAACAAGAATGATCGAGCTAGCAGGCTTCCAAGACGCACAGTCATTTATAAATACAGAAGTTCCACCTATGCCACCTATGCCACAAGAGCCACCTAAACCAGACCCAGCAGAAATGCTTGCACAGGCTGAAGCAATGAAGGCACAGGTAAGCGCACAGAAAGCTATGATTGATGCTGAAACAGATAGAATGAAAATCATCATGGATGATGACAGACAAAGAGATATTGAAGAAGCACAGCTAAGAGTAAAAGCCTTAGAGCTACAAGCCAAGTACGGCGCACAAATAAACATTGCAGAAATTAATGCTATCATGGAACGAGATAGAGAAGGGATAAGACAAAATGCAAAAGCTCAAGCTCAAGGATTATTTACAAACAATGTGCCACAACAAAATATTTGATATTGAAGTTATGGTTGATGACATGGTTTATGTAGGTAAAGAAATAAGAGCAAAAAATAAAAATCATGCACTACAGATTATGTCGGTTATGTCAGGCGGTGAAGTAAGTAAAGATTCTGAAATAATTTATTATGAAGAGAGGACAATACACTAATGAAATATATAAAAAAGTTTTGGGTATGGTTAAAAGAAACGATACATAAATTTTTAAACTGGTTTGATAATCTTATGACACCAGCACCAGTTGTTAAAAAAAGAGGTAGACCAAAGAAAAAATAATGGTAACACCAAGACGAGGCAAGGCAAAAGTAAAAGTAACCGCATCTGGTAAAAAAGTCAGTTACGGTCAAGCAGGTAAAGCCAAAGGTGGTGGACCTAGAGTTAAGCCAGGAACATCTAAAGGTGATTCATATTGCGCTAGAAGTCTTGGTATAAAAAAAAGACTCTCCAAGAAAAAACAAAACGATCCCAACACTCCTAACAATCTATCAAGAAAAAGATGGAAATGTTCTGGAGCTAAATCAAGAAGAAAATAAGGAGATACTATGCCAAAAGGACTATACGCAAACATACACGCCAAAAGAAAAAGAATTAAAGCTGGATCAAACGAGAAGATGAGAAAGCCTGGAACTAAAGGCGCACCTACAGCTAAAGCTTTTAAGAAAGCTAAGAAAACAGCTAAAAAGTAAACCATGAACGACATCGTAGTTCTTATAACCGAACTAGGATTTCCTATAGCCGCAGCAATAGGTTTAGGAATGTTTGTTTGGAAACTTATCAACAGAATTATTGATGGTATGGAGACTAAGCTTGATACCGTTGATGATAAAGTCAACACATCTATAAGCGCCATGGAAGAACGCCTTGGCACAAAACTTGACGCACAGCATGGTATTTTAGTAGCCTTAATAGATAGGGTTAGGTCTTTGGATAATGAAATCATTAGACAAGACACTATGATTAAAACAATGCTAGGCGTACCACAACTTATAGATACAAATAAAATATCTAAGGCGAGAAGAAATGACAAAAGAAAAGACTGACAACATAATCATATACAGAATTGCAGGAATACTATGTATAGTTTTTTTTCTTATAATTTTTACTAATCCTTTGTGGGCTGACGAAATGGTGCATAAATTTAAGTCACCATCATTCTCTGGTATAGGCACATCTGCACATTATCTAACCATAGAAAACCAACAGTTCAATCGGAAACAAGCGCTTAAAGCAGAGATAAAAGCCTTGCAAGATGAAATAGAAAGAGACAAAGAAAATACAACCCTAGCAAGATTTATAAGAAACCTAGAGTCAAGAATATATGCACAGTTATCAAGACAGCTTGTAGAAAATTTATTTGGTGAAACACCTAGCGATAGTGGTGTTTTAACTTTAGAAGGAAACACTATAGAGTATAATGTTGTAGACGGAATTATAACTTTAAAAATAACAGACTCAGATGGTAATACGACAACTATATCTCTCCCTATCGGTAGTTTTACTTTCTAGTTGCGCGTTAATAATAGACCCCTTAGAAAACAACCTACCCCCATTACAAAAGATAGAAAAGCCAGAAATAGGTGCATTGCTTGTACCTGAACTAGCAAACATACAAGCAAACAACAAAGTAAAACCAGTCGTAGCTATATACCAAGGTTCTTTTACAGATCAAACAGGGCAAAGACGAAGTAATAGTTCTTATGCAACCTTTTCATCTGCGGTAACACAAGCACCAGACGCATATCTTATTAGAGCTTTAAAACACGCAGGTAGTAGTAAAAATGGTTTTTTTGATGTGGTTGAGCGTGTTGGTTTAGACAATGTAACCAAAGAACGACAGATAATAAGAAGCGCTAGACAAGAAAACAAAGAAAAACAAAAACTACCAGATTTATTGTTTGCTGGTTTGATAATGCAAGGTGGCGTGATATCATACGAAAGTAATGTAAAGTCTGGCGGTGCAGGTGCTAGATACTTAGGCATTGGAATGTCTAGGCAGTATAAGCAAGACACCGTAACCATATCTTTACGCACAGTATCTGTAAGTACAGGTAGAGTGTTACTAGAAGTATTAGTAACTAAAACGATATTAAGTGCATCTATCGATCAAGATATATTTCGTTTTATTACTGACAATACCGAACTTGTTGAAATAGAAAACGGTTTAGTCAGGAACGAGTCAATCAATATAGCACTACAAACAGCAATAGAAACTGCTGTATTAGAAACAATTAAGGAAGGAACAACCAGAGGATATTGGAATATTGATGAACAAATTAATACTATTGATTGCGACAATGATTGTGTCGCCTCTATACGCGGCTGATAACGAAATATATATAGACCAAAGCGGTTCTACAGCAAACATAGACTTAGAACAGTTAGGATCATCTAACATTATTGGAGGCCTAAACTCTGTTGCAGGCACACTAACAGCATTAGATTTAGATGGTATTAATCTAACCTTAGACATAAACCAAATAGGTAATACTAATAAGTTTCTTGGTGATATCTATGGCGATAACGTAACAGGATTCTTTGAGTTTGATGGTGACAGCAACACCTTTACTATACAAGGCGATCCAGACAATACCTATGGTATTGATAACTCAGACTACAACGTAGATGTAACTGGTAGCTCTAATACATTCACACTTGATACAGGTACAACAGCATTAGCTTCTGGTCTTGACTTAGACTGGATAATCAACGGCGACAGCAACACATTTGATTTTGATATAAACTATGATGGTGCTACTAACTATGTAGATGTAGATGGAGATAGCAATACAATAAACTTTACAGGAAGCGGATATGCAGGTGGGTATTTCTATCTTGACCAAACAGGAAACAGTAGAACATTCAATATCATACAGTCATCAACTCTTGCTGCTGATTGGCTACAGATTAACTCTACTGGTTCTAACGGTACTGTTTGTGTCGTTCAGAACGATGGCGGAACAACCACCAGCTGTTGATATAGGAAACATATCTGAACTAAATGGTTCAGCACAGATACTAAGAGACAAGCCTTATGAAGCAAAAGAGTCTTTTGATATACAACAAAATGATGAAGCAATTACGACTAATGGTCGTATGGCTATTACGTTCCTAGACGACTCCAAGGTAAGACTTACAGAAAACTCTCAGCTAACCATAGACGAATACATCTTTGACCCTAACCCTAGTAAATCTAAAATGGCTATTACCTTTGGTCTTGGTACAGCCAGGTTTATTACTGGCGGTTTAAACAAGATAGATAAAAACAATATAGATCTTAAAACACCCACAGCAAACATAGCAATTCGTGGTACTGATTTCACAGTTACGGTAGATGAAATTGGCAGGTCTTTGCTTATACTTTTACCAGATGAATTTGGTAATTCTAGTGGTGAGATATTAGTAACTACAGCTATGGGTACAGTTACACTTAATAAACCTTACGAAGCTACAACAGTAGATGTCTTTGAAAAATCACCTAGCTCACCTGTAATCTTAGACTTAACGCTAGACCTTATAGACAATATGCTTATTGTTAATCCACCTAAAGAAGAGGTGGCTATAGAAGAAACAACACAAACCAAAAAGAAAAACATATTAGACTTTGATGGTTTAGACGAGAACTTTTTAGAAGAAGATTTTTTAGACTCAGAAAAAGAACTAGAGTTTACAGAGTTAGATATAAACTATCTTGATGTAAACTTCCTGGAAGATTTGCTAGATGTCATAGACGCACTACAAGAAATACAACAAGAAGATCAGTTAGCACAAGACGCTACATCTACTAATATTGTTGGTACTAAACTAGGTCAAGACTTAGGCACGCAGATAACATCTTTTATAACAGGAGAAGTATTAACGCTTATGCGTAGTGTTAGCGATACAGCTAGAGTAGATATAGACTCTGCTGGTAGTTATACTGTTATCTTTATACAAGATGGTGCATCCAATATTATTAAAATAAATGGTGGTACTGGCGGCACTATAAAAATCACTCAAAGTAATTAATGAAGCGACTACTATTCACCATACTTATAATATTAGTGTTGCCTGTCTTATATCAGTCAACGCCAACAGAAACACTAAAGCTAAAAGTATTTGATTATCTTGTACCCAAACAAGATCCTTCTGGTTATTTTACTATTCTAAACATTACCGAAGAAGATATAGATGCAGAAGGCGGTTGGCCCATACCAAGACAAAGACTAGGAGAAATACATAAACAGATTATAGATGCTGGTGCATTGGGTGTGGGTTGGGTTGTTAGTTTTCCGCATCCAGATAGATTTGGTGGTGATGAATTTTTTGCGGAGTCGTTAAGATATGGTACATCTATTTTGGCTTCATTTGAATACCCAAATCAAATATACCCAAAAACAGTTGGTACGGTTATCAAAGGACCTGATGTTGGTGGTATGCTTTCCAAGGGTGTAGTACAGAATACTCACAACCTTAGAACTAACTATATACAAGAAGGTATATCTGCTGCACCCACCGATGTTGATAATCTAGTCAGACGAATACCACTGCTACTAAAAACACCAGATGGTTATGTTTCTTCTTTTGGTACAGAGGTATTAAAAGCATTAACAGGTGCAAGAACCTACATTATAAAAACTAATGATAATGGTATACAGGAAATATCAGTCAAAGGAATACCACCGATCAAAACAGATAGTCTTGGTCGCAAGTGGATTAGTTGGGTAGACACACCTCAAACAGATTTACAAGAAATGAATGTTGCTGGTAAGTTTGTATTTCTTGGAATTACTGCGCCAGGAATCATGCCACAAATTGCAACGCCGACTGGATTATTAGAACCACACAAAATTCAAGCAGCATTATCTGAGTCAATTCTTATAGAAAACTCTCCAAGGATTCCAGAATGGTCATTGGCAGCCGAAATTTTAATTTTTGGAATTTTCGTGTCGTTGACGTGGCTTGTAATCAATTATCTCGGTGTGGTTAAGGGTCTAAGTATCGCTGTAATTTTGCTCTTCACCACAGGCTTCTTAGGAGCTTTTAGCGTTCAGAAGGGCTATTTGATAGATTTTTCATGGACTTTTATCTCACAAATCATAACTTCTACTATTGCCTTCTATATTAACTACAAAAAGCAATATAAATTGCGTCAACAAATTAAAAAACAGTTTGAACATTATTTAGATCCAAGACAAGTAAAACAATTACAAGACAATCCTAGTTTATTAAAACTTGGTGGTGAGAAAAAAGAAGCAACATTTTTATTTACAGATGTTAGAGGTTTTACATCTTTGTCAGAAAAATTAGAACCAGAAGAAGTAACTGAAATTATGAACAAGGCATTGACAATACAATCAGACGCTGTGCAAAAATATGGTGGCATGGTAGATAAGTATATTGGCGATGCAATGATGGCTATATTTAATGCACCTATAGATTTAGAAGATCATAGAAGTAAAGCAGTAGAAGCGGCTATAGAAATAAAAGAAAACATGAAGAAGGCGGACTTAGGTATAGATATTGGTATAGGTATTAATACTGGTGAAGCTGTTATAGGCAACATGGGTAGCGATACTAGATTTGATTACTCTGCTATTGGAGACTGCGTAAATACAGCGGCAAGATTAGAGTCTGCAACCAAAGAAGTAGGAAAAGACATATTGATTGGTTATTCTACTGCCATAGATTGTAAATTTAGGTTAAAATTATTAAAACCGATAAGTGTTAAAGGCAAAAGCCAAAAACTATCGATATATACAATAGACGAGGAAACATTATGCCAAAAGGAAAAGGAACATACGGAAGTAAAGTAGGTAGACCACCAAAGAAGAAAACAAAGAAAAATAAAAAATGATTGATAAGCTAATAGGTCCAGTAAGTGACATAGTAAACAAAATGATTCCTGACAAGGACTTGCAGGCCAAACTAAACCATGAACTTAAAACCGAATTACATAAAGCAAATATGGCTCAAGTGGAGATTAATAAAATTGAAGCTAGCCATAAGTCTATATTTGTTAGCGGTTGGCGGCCATTTGTGGGTTGGACTTGCGGTATTGCTTTGCTTTATCACTTTTTGCTTCAGCCTATTATTATCTTTGCACTCTCAGCATTTGGAATATCTTTTGTATTACCATCCTTTGACATGGGATCGTTAATGACTGTATTGATGGGTATGTTAGGACTTGGCGGACTTAGAACATTTGAAAAAACCAAAGGAGTTGCTAGATGAGTTGGGATAACTTTAAACTAGAAGAATTTGCTTGTAAGCATTGTGGTGAAAACAAAATAGAACATGAGCTTATAGATAAACTACAAGCACTTAGAACTGACTGTGGTTTTCCATTCAAGATAACAAGTGGTTATAGGTGTGCTGAACATCCTGTAGAAATAAACAAATCAAAACCAGGCACACACGCTGTTGGTTTAGCAGCTGACATAGGTGTTAGAGGTAAACAGGCATTAGAGATTATATCTAAAGCTACTAATTATGGTTTTACTGGTATTGGAGTCAATCAAAAAGGTGGTGCTAGGTTTATACATTTAGACATATCCAAAGATTCACAAGGTCGCCCAAGGCCACATATTTGGAGTTATTAGCATGGACCCGATGATGTATTGGAACATAATCATTACTATAGTTTTTGCTCCTATAGTGCATAGCATTAGAACCAACGCGACAGAATTAAAAAGAGTTGATATACTACTGAATAAGACCCGAGAGGAAGTAGCAAAAAATTATGTTACTAAAGAAGAGTTTGCAATAAGCATAGATAGGGTTATAGATCGTTTAGATAAACTAGACGCTAAAATAGACAAGTTAATAACAGGTTAATATGGCAAGAAAAAACAGCAGGCTAGGAAGTCCAGGCGAAAATAGAAATCTAGAAAGAGTAGGTGATGTTGCGGGTACTTTTTCAAATATAGGCGGCTACATGGGTGTAGATGGCATTAATAACCTTATACAGGAAAAAAACTATCCTAGTTTTATTGATAATATTAGAAGAATGGCTCAACAACAACAAGGACCTGTATTAGGCCCAGATGATTTTGGTAGTTATACAATACCAACTTCAGATCCTACATATCGTTCTGGTTTTGACTATGCGCGTTCTATAGCTGGCGGTATGCCAATGTCACAAGTTATTGCACCAGGCGTAAGCTACTCTCCAGAACAACCAATGGGTTATACACAAGAACAATTAAATACAGCTGTTGGTACAACTCCTGTAGAACCACCACCTCCAGTACAAGAGCCTGATATACCAAGCTTTTTAGGTACAGGTATTGGTGGTGTAAGAATACCAGTTGATAGAGATATGAAGATGCCTCCGCTTAGAGATATATTTGGTGGTGTGCCTATGCGACCTCCAGTACAAACTCCTCCAGCTATTGATATAGATGCAATTCGTCAACAAATAGCAGAATCAGGAATAGACTTTACCAACTTATTTGGATTACCAAAATATGAAGCTCCAGACTTATCACAATTTGTAAGACGAGAAGATATACCTACATTAATACCAGATGTTCCTACGGGCAGAGACTTTTCAGTAGATAGAGAGGCTTTAATTAGAGATATAAGAAAGGGTATTGATATACCAAAACCACCATCTATTGATAGGCAAGCATTAATAGAAGATATTAGAAGCGGTATAGAATTACCGACTTACCAAACCCCTGACCTATCTGGTTTTGCAAGATTAGAAGATATACCGCAAATTCCAACATTTGACCCCAAAGATTATAGAGAAGATTTTTTATCTATAGCTAGAGAAGGCATAGATATACCACAATACCAAGCACCAGACTTGAGTGGTTTTGCTAGATTAGAAGATATACCTTCATTTGACCCTAATGTTTTAAAACAAGATATATTAATGTCAATACCTCAACAACAAGTACCTGATGTATCGCAATTTGTAACTCAAGAAGATATACAAAAAGCTATATCTGGTATAGATATTCCAACTTATCAAACACCAGATTTATCTGCTTATGACGCAAGAATTGCAGAATTAGAACAACAACTTGCTGGTTTACAAACACCAACTGGCGGTAGATTTTCTGTAGACCAACAATTACCTAGGGGATTATTTTAATGTCAGTATCACATGAAGAAGTAGTTAGAGCTGCACAAGCTGAACAATTATTAACAAGCGATGTTTTTAAAGAAGCAATAGAAAATCTTAAAAACGAATATATAACACATTGGTTAAACTCACGGGATATCTCAGATGTTACTGCTAGAGAAGATATCCACAGATCATTATTACTATTACCAGAAGTTGAAAGACATCTGCGTATCATTGCAGAAAAAGGCAAGCTAACAAAAGCTAATATAAACAAAATTAGAAATATTGGTTAAACCTTCCCTTTTTACACATTATTAAGCTAAAATACTCTTAAATACATAAGGAGTATTTATTATGGCAATAACGGATAAACCGACTGCTTTAC